TTCAAAGGTGACAAAGGACAAGCATCATCCAAAAGATTCGTTGGCATCATCGGTGCTTTTGTTTTGTTTGGCACTATGGCTCACAATTCTCTTAGTCCTGCTGACATTGTACCTTCTCCCGATTTGGTTAGTGCAGTAGAATTCATCGTGATTGCTTGTCTTGGATTCACATCTATTGACAAGTTCTCAAACAAAAAGGAATGATTGCTATTTAGTAGAGATGATCTTCCAAAGAATTAATTTTCACGACAATGTTCTTCCCGTATTCAAAGAGAATAAGGCGAAGGGATATGTCACTTTCGGAGCGGACAATCTCTATCCCGAATTTTTAATAGAACTATTTAACAAAAGCCCCAAACACAATGCAATCGTTTCTTCAAAAGCTTCGTATATATCTGGAGTTGGCACTAAAGTATTTGGACAAAACACCGTTGACATCGCAAAAGCCGAAGCCAAGATCAAAGCCATTAACGCCTACGAAACCCTTGACCAAGTCAAAGGTAAAATAGCGTACGACCTTGAGTTGTTCAATGGCTATTGCCTTGAGGTAATTTGGAACAAAGCCAAGACGGCAATTGCAGAGATTTATCACATTCCTTTCAAGAATATCCGCAAAGGACTTGAAGGCGAGTATGTGTATTGCGAGGATTGGACTGACCGCAAAGCGGAGCAAGTTCACTATCAGCCATTCAACGCAACAACACGGGAATCTAAGTCACTTTATTATTGTCAATTCTACCGACCCGGTCAAGGTGAATATCCTTTACCTGATTACATCGGTGCGTTGAAATACATTGAAGTAGACACCGAGATTTCAAATTACTATTTGAACTCAATCAAAAACGGATTCACCGCACAAACGCACATCCAGTTATTCAAGGGAATTCCAACACCTGAAGAAGCTCGTGCAACTGCAAGACGATTCAAAGAGAATTATCAAGGCACGGACAATGCAGGTGGACTTATCATCCAGTACAACGACCCACAAGAGAAAGAGTCGGTGATCAGCAACTTGCAACCATCGGACTTTGACAAGCAATTTGATTTGCTAAATAAGACCGTACAACAAGAGATATTTGTTGCACACAAGGTGAACTCACCAATGCTCTTTGGAGTGCGTGTAGAGGGTCAATTAGGTGGTCGTAGCGAGATGATTGAAGCGTATGAGATGTTCCAACAATCATACATTGAACCAAGACAACAAAAGATTGATGATACTTTGACTTACTTGTTTGAGTTCATCTCTCCAGTTCGCTTGGAAACAATCAACAAACCACCGATTGGATTGGATTATCAGGCGTTATTTACTGCCGGTTTGATTTCAAACGAAGAAGCTCGTGCAGAATTAGGACTTCCACAAATTTCAAATGTAAAAGTGCAGTCATCATTGAACGATGCCATCAACGCATTGAGTCCGTTGGTTGCAAACAATGTCTTGTCCAATATGACCATCAACGAGAAGCGTCAATTGGCTGGACTTGATCCGATAGTTGGCGGTGATTTGTTGGAATCTTCATCAGCACCCGTTGCGATGTCATCACAAAATCCTTTTGGATGGGATGATGAGCGTGACTTGGCGGTCTTTATGAAGTACGGCGAACCAGCGGATAACTTTGAACCGATGAAGTTTGACTTCGCATCTGCGATTGAATCAGCCATCTTGAATGTGCTTAAGGAAAACAAAGGTTTGCAGATAGGTGACATTGTAAACATCACCAAGTTAGATCCACAAGTGGTGGTTGATACCATTGCAAAATTGAATGATGCCAAGTTAATCAAAGGATACAATCAAGGATTGGAAGTAACACCAAAAGGATTGGATGAAATCAGTCAGTTACAAACCGAAATTGTTGTCCGTTACAAGTACGCACTTGCACCAGGAATGTCGGGTGGAATACTGATAGCCGGATCGCGTGATTTCTGCAAACAAATAGTTGGTAGCAATCGCGTGTATTCTCGTGCAGATATTGATGCGATGTCATTGCAAACGGAGATTGATGTTTGGTCAAGACGTGGCGGATGGTATCACGACCCAGTGAGAGATGTCAATGTGCCACAATGCAGACACATTTGGCAACAACAATTATTAAGGAGAATTAAGAAATGACGAACTTTGTATATTTCATAAGCACCACTTATCTCAAGGACAACAGTCCGTTGAATGAGAATGTGGATGACAAGTTGCTTAAGTCAGCAATCAAAGAAGCTCAAGAAATCTATATCCGGGATGTCATCGGGTCAGGTATTTACAATGAGTTGCAAGTTCAAGCATTCGCAGGAACTCTGACCAACTTAAACACCACCCTTTTGGATTCATACATCGCACCGTGTTTGAGATACTACACTTTGACTGAGGCAATGTTGCCAATGACATTCAAGCTGATGAACAAGTCGGTTGCATCTCGTGAATCTGACAATGCTCGTGCAGTATCGGTGGAAGAGATGACATTGATTGAAGGCAGATATCGTGACAAAGCCGAATACTATGCAAATAGATTGCGTGATTACTTGCGTACCAACACCAACGACTATCCGTTATTCTTGAATCCTGGCAATACCTTTGACACCATCAGACCAAAGAACACCGCATTCAGCGGAGGAATTTATCTACCTACAAACTATGACGACTGCTTTTGGGGATACGACTTCCCCGACACGGACAAATAAGTGGCAGAAGAACAACGAAGCCAAACTTCTCAAATTCCTAAAGAATGACCCTAAACCAAATCATCACAAAAATCCAAGAAGCAGCCGAAAGCCATAAGATGGTCGGTCACTTTGGTGTAGGTCAGCAGTCCAATCTTACGGTTGAGAATGTTGAGTACTATCCGCTTGTTTGGTTGTATCCTGATGGGTTCAATCTCCAGTCAGCCGGGAAGTTAATGACCTACAACTTTGCATTGATTGTGATGGATCGTGTTTTTGAATCTGAATCCAACACGATTGAAGTGCTTTCGGATACGGCTCAGATTATGGCTGACATATTTGCTTTGATTGACAACAACAATCAATCAGATGGTGACTTTGAATTAAGCATCAACGGGAATGCCACTCCTTTCTACGATGCGAAAACTGATATACTTGCTGGATATGCAATCAACTTCCAAATCCTCACTCCTTATTTGGCTAATAGTTGCGTTGTTCCTGTGTAGTGTGCTTTGGTCAATGTTCAACTTTGAAGAAGAACACCGACCCATCCCACCGCAGATCAATGTAGAGATGCACGAGCGAATCGTTGAACATACCAAGATAAAAAGAATAAAGCTCATTGAAGAACTCAACCATTATGATACGATTTATCTTGATACTTTTGATGCTACATCTTCAGGACTTGAAGGGGCAATCAATCTCCATAGATTCTGCGACTCTACGAACTGCGAATAGTTATCTTGTCAAAGGTGCGATTGCAAGGCAGAAAGTGAGCCAGTTAATGAAGATTGTCCAAGCGGATTCCATCATCATTGACCAGCAAGATTCTATCATCATCAAGCAGAAGTTAAACATCGGATATCTGAAGGATGAGAACAAAGTCCTTGTGAAGCAAAATAAAGCCATCTCACGCACTTTGAAGTTGTTCAAGAGTATAAGTATAGGTTTGGTAATTTTAAGCGTTCTCGGATGGCTGAAATAGATTTGTCCAAACTACCCGATGCGTTGGATACTTATTTAGGTGATGCATCGCAAGGTTCACTCCTTCAGCAAATCATTATTGATTGGTGGAACAAGAAGGTAATCCCACCCATTTGGGCGAATCTTGATGCCAACGGAACAAATGCATCATCAAAACTCCGACAATCTTTTGCACCGGGTAACATCACCAAGTCACCCACATCAATCAACACCATTCTTGTGGCTGAGGATTATTGGGAGTTTATTGAATACGGAAGGAAGCCAACACGAGGTGGGCATATTGAAGGCACTCCGTACTTGTGGCAATCACTTGTTAAGTGGTTAGAGCAAAAAGGATTGAAACCATACGAAGGTCAATCATATGACACTTATGCCAAAGCCATTGCAAGAAATATTCACCGCAGCGGAACGAAGGCACAACCATTCTTGGAGAAGGCATTCACCGAAAGCATTCAGATGGAATTGGTCAACGAATTGAATGCTCGTTTCGGGGATTTGATATTCTCGGAAGACATAAAAATCTAACAAAAAGAAAAGTTTATTTGCATTATTGAATTGTTTATTTTACTTTTGCTCTTGTTATGGATTACAACAAAGCAATTGAAATCATCAAACTGAAACGAAGACAAGGTCTTTATCAGATTGTCGCAAGAAAAACGGGAGTATCACTTCCAACCGTTCGCAAGTATTTAGTTGAGGGAAACATCGTTTCTCCCAAAGCCAAAGCCGTCATTGAGATTGCATTGAGGGAGGTGTCAAATGATTGAGTTGGCAATTAACGGATGGATTCTTTCCGTTCCTGGTATCGTGCAGGTAGAGAAATACATCTACACGATTGAAGCCGTTGACAATTACCTAATTAACAATCACTTTGATGAGCTGAGAAATTATGTTAATTCTCGCCAAGTTGGATTTGGGGATTGCGTAACTACGGAATTTGATGGCATTAATTCTGAGGCATTCTTCAACAACGAAGTGGACAAGTTCACTGTGTTATTTATGCTCGGACAACAAACAAACTTTTTATAAAAACTCTATGAACAAATCAGAATCAATTAAGAACATCGCTGGTGCGTTGGTAAAATTCCAAGCATCGGTGAGCAAGGTATCAAAGGAAGCAAACAATCCTTTCTTCAAAAAGAAGTATGCAAGTTTAGCGAACATACTGGACACCATTCAAAAGCCATTAAGCGAATGCGGATTGGCAATCACGCAGTTCCCTGATCAAGATGCACTCACCACATTAATCATTCACGCTGACTCAGGCGAATGGATGGAATCATCCTATGTGATGCCGGTTGCAAAACAAAACGATCCACAAGCGATGGGAAGTGCAATCACCTATGCTCGTAGATATGCACTCGGTTCAATCTTGAATCTTAACATTGACGATGATGACGATGGTGAGAAAGCAATGGGAAGGCAGTCAGCACCCAAGAAAGAAGAACTCACCCCCAAGCACAAGAGTTGGGCAAAGGCAGTTGAACACTTGCAGACAGGTGGACTGATGACCGACATCACCACGAAGTTTGAAGTGAGCGAGGTGAATCAGAAACTTTTAATAGGGGAAAAATGAAACTTCAACTTCCAACAATTCACACTAATTTGAACGAGGACGATTGGCAAGATCTAAGGCGTTCTCGCTTCACCGCATCTGAAATCCACAAGCTGATGGGTACACCGAAAAACAAATCGGAGTACCTCTCAGAAACTGCCAAGACATTTATCTTTGAGAAGGCAGCGGAATATCTAACCGGTCAAAGAGCAGAGATGTATGGTCGTGCTTTGGACTGGGGCAAGGAACACGAGAAAGAAGCGTTCCACTATTTCTCCCAGCAGACCGATGACTTTTACACATACTACGGTGCGGAAACATACACCTTCATCACCTATGGCGAATGGGGTGGCTATTCACCTGATGCTCTTGGAACACACCTGGTTGAAATCAAATGCCCGTTTAATTCGGGAAACCATTTGCAGAACTCATTCATCACCAACAACGAACAACTCAAATCTAAGCGACCGGAATACTATTGGCAAGTTCAAATGGGTATGGTTGCAACGGAGATGACTGAAGCGTTGTTCTTGTCGTATGATCCACGAATGCCCATCGGCAAGAAGCTCACGCAAACCTTGATCACTTTGGAGGATGACATCCAAGAAATCATTGACGAGAAGTTGTCTGCGGCTGGAGAACTATTTTTGTCAATCACTAAATAAATCGTTCATTCACCAAGTCGGAGTAAAATAAATTTGCAGAATAGAAAAATATGTTGTTAGTTTGATTTATGGATATGACACAAACACAAAACAATATGACACACGCAGATTTTCAAAAAGCGTTAAAAAGCGGAAACACACAAGTAATTTTGACTTGTGCAAGGTCGGGCGAAGAACTCATTTGCACAATCACAAGTGCAGGACCAAAACGAGTTACGATCAAAGTAAGTGATTCTTATTCCTTTTCTTTTTTTAACAATGGGATCAGACAAGGAGGCACTTACAAATTATTAAACAACGAGGGGGCTTAATCGCCCCCATTAATTTTACAACTATGGACTTGATATTCTTAATCGTAATTACACCCATCACCATTGCGGTGATGTTTGTGTACTGGAAGTTGAAACAATACTTCCGTGAAGTTAATTCAATGCCTGAGGCAAGACCTTATCAGTTTGAACGGGATGAGTTCATTCCTACATTTGATGAGTACACCCAATCTTTGTATCAAAACAAATTTTATAAAGGAAAAAACAAATGACAACAATCATCATTCTCGGACTGGCATTGTTTCTCGCCATTGCCTTGTTCAAAGTCAACGCACTTTCAACGAGAGAAGAAGAACTACAAGATCAAGTGAACAAGTTGAATCGTGAGTTGTGGGATTTGCAAACGGAGAATCTGAGTATCAGGTCACAAATCCAATCAGCAAACGATCGTGCTAAAACTTGGGAACTTCACGCCAACGATTTAATTCAAAGTAGAAAAAATGCTCAAAGCTCTGGTCGTAAAGGCATCAATTAATTTCATCATAAAGTGGCGAGTTTATTATGCCGGAGAGCTACTCGCCACATTTGAGAATGAGCAAGATGCAATTGAATACGCAAACTTTATAGATAGACAATGAAGACAACAACGGAATTTATCTTTGAGTTGCTATGGGAGAAAGTCCAAAGCGGTGAGCTGAGGTCTGACATCTACACAACATCAGTCCTGATGGACATAGAACGACAAGCAACCCAGTACGAACCATTCATAAGCCAGGAACACTACAATGACGGATTCAGCAAAGCGAAGGAAATCTATGGATGATTACGCACTGACTTGGGCAATCGCAGTTCTTCGTGAGGATATGCGACATACTTGGGAATACATCGGATGGAGATTAAACATTAACCCAAAAAGAGCAGCATTTTTACACACTAAAATAAAACCACACTACAACTATGAACAAGTATATCAAAGCAACGGTAACGGCAGTAATGATTAACCAACCGGAAACAAGGGATTGTGATTTCAAACTGATGACGGTGATCTACAAAGGTATGTGCAACGGCAATGACTTCTTCACGATGTTTGAAGCCAAGCAACTACCATCACCCGAAACCATTCGGAGAACACGAGCTCAACTCCAAGAGCATCACGAACATCTTCGTGGGCAGAACTACCAGTCACGCCAAAGATACCAAGTCAAAGTGAAGAAAGATTTGGGATATCCAATGTGATTGATTATTTTTGTTGCGTTAACTGGTATGTAAGAGATGCCGAAAGTTACACCACTATTGCCCTGTTGAATTAGTTGCACTCTTACTGCACTAATTTGATGGGGCTTTTTTTATGGCAAAAGAAAAAAAATCATTTCTCCTGTACTGTGATATTATTCACACCGTAGAACAATTAACTGATGAACAAGCTGGTAATTTGTTTAAGCACATTCTACGCTATGTAAACGACCAAGACCCACAAAGTGATAGTGTGATCACCAAGATTGCATTTGAACCAATTAGACAAGCATTGAAGCGAGATTTGGAAAAATACGAATCAATCAGAAAGCGTAATTCTGACAATGCTCGTATGCGATGGGATGCGACCGCATCAAGTGGCATACCAAATGATACCAAAAATGCCGATAGTGATATTGTTATTGGTATTGATAGTGTTAAAGATATAAAAAAACAAAGAGATGTTTTTATCAAACCATCCATTGAAGAAGTCAAAGCATATATGTCAGAACTTAAAATGACTGACTTGTCAGAGCAATGGTTCAATCATTATGAAGCTACTGGATGGATGATTGGTAAAAACAAAATGAAAGACTGGAGGGCATCGGTCAGAACTTGGAAAGCAAATCAAAAAAATAATACGAGTAATCAACAAATAATCCACCGAAGTAAGTTTAATTTGAAAGACTATGAACTCTGAGCAATATATACTTTCACAACTTTTGTTTTATGACCAAACAAGAGCAATGCTTCCACGCATCAAATCGCAATGGTTTGAAGACAAGCTAAACAAACGCATCATTGAGGCAATGTTGGAGATGTACATTAACAACGACCCCATTGATGTTCTTACTTTGGGCAGATTATTCAAACGGGAAGAGATGATCTACATCGTTCGCTTGACTCAAGATGTCTACGGGATGCCAAACATCAGCAGTCACCTGCCCGAACTTGAACACAAGTACCTGAAGAAGGAATTCTTGAACAACCTTTCTACTTTGGATTTGGCAACCGACTTGAAAGAATTGCTCACCAATGTCCAAACGATGATAGACAACACCAAGTTCACAAGCATCAACGACCCTGTTCAGATTACCCAAGTTACAAACAAAGCCGTTGATACAATCATTGAAGCCGTGAAGCGTGGTGATCAACTAACCGGTAGACCAACGGGATGGGTTGGACTGGATAGGATGTTAGGCGGATGGAATCCCGGTGATTTAGTTGTGATGGCTGCAAGACCTGGTCAAGGTAAAACGGCACTCGCTCTTACTTTGATGTGGGAGTTTGCCAAGCGTGATGGGAAAGGTTTGTTTGTATCGTTGGAGATGAGCAACGACCAAATTGCCAAACGATATTTATCATTGATCACCGACATCTCAAGCTGGAAGATTAGGAACGCCACCTTGAGAGAATACGAAGTGGATATCATCATTGACAAAGCCAACAATCAGACAGTGCAATTCTTCATTGACGATGACCCTAACTGCAGTATACAACAAATCAAATCAAAGGCAAAAATCCACAAAGCGAAACACGGACTTGAACTTCTTGTGATTGATTACATCCAGTTAATCAAAGGAACAAAACAAAACAGGGAGCAAGAAATTGCAGAGATATCCCGTAACTTAAAGTTGCTCTCTAAAGAACTCAATATCACGGTGGTGGTGTTGGCTCAGTTATCACGCAAATGTGAGGAGAGAGCGGACAAAAGACCTATGCTGAGTGATATCCGTGAGAGTGGAAGTATTGAGCAAGATGCGGATGTTGTGATGTTCCCATTTCGCCCGGCTTATTATTCAGGTGAGAAGCTTGAGAAGGAAGATGCTGAATTGATTATCGCAAAGAACAGGCACGGAGAATGCCACACGATAGACACTACCTTTATTGGATCACGCACAATGTACGAAGAACGACTATGAGAAAGTATTGGACAAAGCAAGAGGTAGATATTTTCGTCAAGATATATCCGCATACGATCACAAACGAAATGGCAGTACAGTTCAACTGCACTATGTCGCAGGTATACAACAAAGCCACCAAATTGGAGCTGAAGAAAACACCTGAGTATTTAGCCATCAATGGTGGACGGATTAAAGAATCCAATATCCACACCCAATTCAGGAAAGGACAAAAAGCTTGGAACAAAGGGATGAAAGGATTGCATATTGGAGGAGTAGAAACACAGTTCAAAAAAGGACACAAGCCACCAAATTGGAAACCGATTGGATATCGTTCAATTCGTGATGGATACCTGGTAGAAAAAACCGACAAAGGATTTCAGTTTGTTCACATCCTACTTTGGAAACAACACAACCAAGAGATCCCGAAAGGAATGTTCGTGGTATTCAAAGACCGAAACAAAATGAACATCACGATTGAGAATTTAGAGTTAATTGATAGGGCTGAAAATATGAGGAGAAATTCCTATGTCAACCTACCCGAAGAAATCAAAGAAGTAATTCACATCAAAAAACAAATAACAAGAAAAATAAACAGCTATGGCAAGAAATAAAATGACCGACCTACGAGATCACCTTTTTGAAGTATTGGAAAAATTAAGAGATGGTGAGATTGACATTGAAACTGCACAAACGATGGCAGATGTTTCACAAGTGATTATCAACTCAGCAAAGATTGAGGTTGACTTCATCAAAGTAACTGGCAGTACATCGGATTCAGGATTCATCCAACTCGGTGAACACAATCAAAAATTGTTATGATTGATTATCAAGAGATGCACCTGTTGAAGCAAGAAGTCAAACGGCTCAAAGGTGTAATTGCAGAACTGAACGATTCACGGATGCGAGAGATCAAGAAACTCAAAGACCAAATCGTGAACCCACGATGCAAGATCAACGAGATTGATGCCGAATGGACTGAAGCAATGAGGGTAGTGTGCATCATCTACGATGTCACCCCCGATGAGATACTGGAGAAGGTGAGAAGGCAAGGCATAATGGATGCCCGTCATTTGTTTTGTTATCTTTGCAAGAAACATTTGCGGATGACCTACCTTTCCATCGGTCAGGTACTGCACCGTGATCACTCAACCATCATCCATTCCGTTCAAACCTATGAAGATCTGATCACCTATGACAAATCAATCAATCAATTCTATGTTGAGGCTATATCCTTATTGGGTCTGCACCTCCACGAAAGGTCTAAGCTCGTCAATCAGTATAGTCCAATCTGAGGAAGAAGCACTTCGCATCAAGAAAAAATACGAAAAAGATGGTTATATTTGCATTATTGAAAAGAAAAGTTGACAAAAGCGGATATCATATTGGAGTTATCCAAAGCCGATTGGCTGAGGAAAGCAACGAAGAACATCGCTAAGAACAACGAACTTGCCAACGAACTGTACCAGTATTTTTTTTTAACCATCCTTGAGAAACCTGATGACTATGTTGAGAAGTTGCACCGAGAAGGATATCTCCAGTTTTGGGCAATCCGCACTTTGTACCTTTGTATCAACGGCAACAGGCATCCCTTCGCAGAATCTCGCATATACGATCAGTATGATGTCTATGAGCTGGACTTCCCCGAAGAACCCGACCTACTATTTGAGAGAGAGCAAGAAGAACAAATTGAATCAAACCGAATTAACAAAATAAACCAAGTTACGGAAACGGCATACTTCTATGAAAGAGAACTATTCAAACTTTGGTGCAGCGGAATGTCAGCGAGAGCCATCCACCGCCAAACCGATATATCAGTTCGTGAAGTGCTAAGAGTAATTAAACTAATGAAAGAAAGATGTACAACGAAATAATTGGAATTGCTTGTCTAAGCATCATCATCGTAAACTTTGGCAAACCAGCCGACCTACTGAAACGCTATCTCTACGGAAGCGACTATTCCAAATGGAAACGAATGAAACCACTTGATTGTGCTTTCTGCTTATCGTGGTGGTTGGGATTGTCTTTTTTTATATACACCTACGGATTTGTGGGTATCTTATACGCATCCATCGCAACCGTAATCGTTGCACTCCTTGAAACAAAAATATGATAGAATTCATCCAGTCACTTCGCCCGGCATACGAGATCTACAAAAAGACACTTGTGTTCCAATTAACCCCTGAGCAATCAGCACAACTTCAGAATGTACATCGTGAGATATTTGGTCGCAATGTTCCCAACTGTTCCACCTGTGTCATTGAGTCGGTGTTCTCACTTTTGATATGGGCAGACCAAAAAGCAATTGAGTTGGCACAACTTGCCGATGATGAGCAGAAACCAAAGAGGAGAAGAAAGAATGAGCAATAAACAACAAACTGCAATGAAACTATACACAGAAGAACATCTGAAATTGTTTTATCAACTTGGCAAATTTGATGGTATTGCAAGAAGGGAAACTGATGTGGAAGAAGAGATTAAAAATCATTTGCCCACTGAACTACCAAGTGATTCGTTATGTATAAATTGTGATGAGTCAAAATCTACTCACAATGTATGTATGGATTGCATAATTAAAATAGGTAGACAAAACATCCAACTACCAAGTGATGAGGAAATAGAGGACGCATCATTAGAAGAAAATAATGATGATTTATCACCTGCTGAAGAATTTCAAAGAGGTGCAAAATGGATGCGTGATAAAATACAAGGAGGTAGTAAATGAGCAACGATAAACAACAAACGGCAGTGGAGTGGTTAATTGAGCATTATACATTCGCAGATTTGACTGCTGATTCGTGGCAAATGATTCAGCAACAAGCCAAAGAAATGGAGAAGGAGCAACACGCTACAACTTGGGATAATTCTATGGATAAGTTAAATGCGAGAGGTGGTAACATTGTTCGTGCTTATGTAGATTTTGATGATTACTACAACGAAACATTCGGAGGTAACAAATGAAACCCCACACCAAAATGTACCTAAACCATTTCGGATATGACATTAGTGACTTCATCCCTTGCGAGGTGTGTGGCAAAACTGCCATTGACATCCATCACATTGAAGCGAGAGGAATCGGAGGGAGCAAAGAGGCAGACAACATTGAAAACTTGATGGCGTTATGTCGTGAGGATCACTTGAAGTATGGTGATAAAAAACAACACAAGGAGTGGTTAAAAACCATTCACGAACAAAGATTGTCAATGGCAAAATAATATGATACAATTCAAACACTTTCCGCAATATGCAATGGATGTCAATGGTGACATTTATCGACTTAATAAAAAAGGACTTCGCAAAATTGAAGGTCAAACCGATACCAAAGGATACATTCAAATTTGTTTGTATTTAGATGGTAAACGCCATTTCAAAATGCACCATAGATTGATTGCAGAAGAATGGATTCCTAACCCATTGAACAAAGCACAAATCAACCACATCAATGGAATCAAAACTGACAACCGCATTTGCAATCTTGAATGGGCAACTCCAAAAGAAAATGTGCGTCACGCAATTGAAAATAATCTTTGGCATACAAGCAAATTAATTCGGAGTTAATTCGGTGACAATGGCAACACAAGAACCACAAGCACACGGAGGAAGTTTGACAAGACCTGAGAAAGGTGAAGTCCTAAATCCGCACGGCAGACCCAAGAAGTTGATCACACAACTCAAGGAAATTGGATACCAAAAAAGCCAAGTTGAGGACACCGTCAACACAATGCTCACGATGTCACGCAAAGATCTTGAGAAGATTGACAAGGGTGAAGAGTTCACAATCCTTGAGAGAATCATCGCAGGTGCTTTGGTTAAGTCGCACGACAAAAACTCCCTGTTCAACTTGGAGATGTTGCTCACACGATCACAAGGCAAACCAAAAGAAACGATTGACCAAACTATTGAATCAAAGAACTTCACAATAACACTAAATTTAGATGAGAGCAAACTGGAGAGATGAGAACATCCTACCACCTGAAGATGAACGACTTTGTGTGGTGAGTGATACCCAAGAGATTAAACACCTCGCCCGTTACATTGACGGTTATTGGATTGATGAATTCACGGGAAACTTTGTGGAGATGTCGTATTGGATGCCTATCCCTTTATTACCAAACGAATGAAAGTAATCCAGTCGGGGCATCTCGGTGATTTGATCTATTCACTTACGGCAACCAAGCGAGTTGCGGAGTTGCACGGTGCGGTAGATTTTCACATCGGATTCCGTGAGCAGAATACTGTTTCCGGTCATCCAAGCGGAGGATACTGTATGAACTTAAAATCATACGAATACATCAAACCTTTGCTTGAGCATCAATCGTACATTAAAAGCGTTCAGATGCACTCACACCCCGACATTGATTATGACTTTGATAAGTTCAGGCGTCACGGGTTGAATCTCGCTGCTGGTGATTTGAGGCGGAATCACTTTCTTGTGTACCCCGAATTAATGACCGACCTTCACGAACCTTGCATTGAAGCAAATGAACCTATCCCATACTTTGCGGACAAGATACTTTTGAACTTCTCATCTCGTTACCGCAACTACGACATCAACTATTTCCCACTCAAAGAACACAAGTGCGTTTTCTTTGGCTATGAAGATGAGTACAATGCATTCACGGATAGATGGCAGTTAGATTGTGAACTTGTCAAATGCCAAGATGCTTTGATGTTGGCAACTATTGTCGGCAGTTGCAAGGCATTCATCGGCAATCAGTCAAGCACATACGCAATCGCAGAGCAAATGAAGGTAAAACGATTGCTTGAGATATGCGTTCACACACCGAATGTCATCCCCATCAACAATGGCTTTGACTATGTCACCAATCAAGCGTTCAATCACCTACTTAAAACTCTATGAAATTACTGATATTAACTGACGGAATGAATGGTGTAGTTTACCACCGCTTATTCACGCCACATCTTCGGATGCAAATTGACGGACAAGCGGATGTCAGCGTTTGCCAATCACAAGAGGAATGGCTCACACTTGATTACACCCAATTTGATGTGATTATCTTCTCACGATGGCTTGGTGCAAAGCATTATGATGTGTTGAAGAAGATTGCTGATTCAGGCACTCCCTATGTCGTGGACATTGACGATTATTGGGTGCTACCAAAATACAACCCGGCATATTGGAACTATCGCAAAGGAATCAAGCAAGGCGTAAAGGATGCCATCAATTACGCTGATGCGGTGATCACCACAACTCCAGCACTTGCCAAAGAGATTCGGCAAATCAACGAGAATGTGACTGTTGTTTCCAACTGCTTAGATCTAACCCACAAACAATGGGAAGCCCAACCACAACCAAGAACCGACAAAATCAAAGTCGGATGGGTGGGTGGAGTTACACACGAGGAGGACTTGAAGCTCATTGCTGAGGAGATCAAAGGAATGGACATTGAGTTCTACATCTGCGGTTATACACCAGGCGAGATTTGGAATCGGATTGCTAAGAGTATGCCCGATGCTAAGATTGTGGAAGGCACAACCGTGTTTGAATATGGTGAGGTGTACAAGCACTTTGACATCGTGGTCGCACCCTTGCAAAATACCAAGTTCAACAACTGCAAATCTGAGCTGAAGATACTGGAAGCGAGTGCATACAAAAAACCAATCATTTGTTCTGCCGTCTTGCCGTACCTCTATCACACCGCAAACGATGGGGTGCTATTTCTTCCACGCAATCAATGGAGATCAGGCATTCAGAAACTGATTGATGCCGGTCACGGAGTTCGTCAGTCAATGGGTCAAAGCAACTACGACTACTGCAACAAGTATCACAACCTTGCACTCCACAACTTGACGAGAATGTCGGTGTATCAAAGCTTATGCAAATAAACTACACCCGACCATATCTAACCAACTACCAAAAAGACATCCTTGACTGCGATGCCCGTTTCACTATTACGGCTGCATCTACCAAGACCGGCAAGACGGCATCCCATATCATTTGGCTCTTTGAACAAGCACTCCAATGCAAGGATGGGCAGTCGGTGTGGTGGGTTGCTCCAGTATACCAACAAGCGGAGATTGCATTCCGAAGGATGAAGAACCAAGTCACGGACAAGAACTTCTTCATCAGCAACGAAACCAAACTATTGTTGACCTTACCAACGGGATCACGGATTGAATTCAAGTCAGGTGAGAAACCCGACAACCTTTATGGAGATGATGTCTATGCTGCGGTGATTGATGAGGCATCAAGGATGCGTGAGGAATCGTGGTACGCACTGCGTTCAACTTTGACTGCAACACAAGGCAAGTGCAAGTTGATTGGGAATGTCAAAGGCAAAAAGAACTGGTTCTACAAATTAGGTGAACGAGCAAGGCAAGGAGAAGCGGAATACAAGTATTTCAAAATAACGGCATACGATGCTGCAAGGGAAGGCATCATATCGGAGAAAGAGATTGAACAAGCAAAGCGAGATTTACCTGATTATGTATTCCGTGAACTCTACCTTGCAGAACCAGCCGATGACAAATCAAATCCGTTTGGCTTGGATGCAATCCGCAAATGTTACCGACCAATTTCATCAATGCCGGTCGTTGCTTGGGGAGTTGATTTGGCAAAGTATTCGGACTATACGGTTATTATTGGACTGGATGCAAACAACTGTGTGTGTTTCTGCGAACGATTCCAAGCGGATTGGTCAGTCACTCAAGCGAGGATTGTAAAACTGATTGGCAACACACCATCGTTTGTGGATTCAACCGGAGTTGGAGATCCTATCGTTGAACAACTCCAGCGACTTTGTCAAAGGGTCAAGGGATTCAAGTTCACAAGCCAAAGCAAACAACAGTTGATTGAAGGGTTGGTGATGTCGGTGCAACAAACCGATGTCTTTTTCCCTGAAGAACCGATTGGCTCGGAGATGGAGAACTTTGAATTTGAATATACAAGAACGGGTGTGCGTTATACTGCACCGCCCGGTCTACACGATGACTGCGTGATGGCTCTTGCACTTGCCGTTGATTGCAAAGCTCATAATAGACCAGGAACATTTTATTTTGCATAACTATGAATTGGAAAAACATAACCATCCACCAACTGCAAGAGATTCACTCTTGTCGTGATATGTCTGACCTTGAGAGGCAGATGAACATCCTTGCCATTGCTTTGAATCTTTCAATGGATGAGGTAGAGTCAATGACATTGGACAAGCTCACAACGGAGTTTTCAAAGTTGTCGTTCTTGAATGATCTACCAAAAGCACCCATTCAATTTATGTTCAAACTGCGTGGTCGTTATTTCCGATTAGCCAAAACACCAAACGAGATGTGTGGTCACCACTTCATCGAACTCCAGCAAGTATTCAACGGTGATGTGATTGAATCGCTCAATAAGATTGTTGCGTTGCTTTCCGTTGAGGTGGATTTCTTTGGAAGGAACAAGAAGGTCGTTGATGCTCAAGCACACTATGAGGATAAATGTGCGTTGATGATGCACTTGCCTGTTCCACTTCCGTACACCTATGCTCTTTTTTTTTTGGAAGTTTATCCCGAATTATTGAAAAATATCCTCTCCTCTTTGACGGATCAGATGAAGGAGATGAAAGAGCAGTTGACCAAAGCCCAATAGTTTGGCTTGAGATAGTTGACAAGATTGTCAAAGGTGATCGCACCAAGTGGGATTTCATACTTCAGATGCCGTTGATTGAGTTCTTGAATGCGATGGCATTCTACAAAGCCAAGACCAAAGAACGGCAGAAGCGTTTGGAGGATGCTGCCGGGAAAGGATTCAATCCCTACATCGTTGCTTGTTTGAATGAGCTGATTTGAAACGAATGAGGCAATCGGCTATTTTTTAGCGTGGCTCTATCAATCACCCAACAACCCGATTCATATCATCCAGCATTCAACGACACGAACTTCGTGATCACTGAATCTTCAGGTGGTATCTACACGAAAGACAATTTCAAGTTTATTGCAAATGTCAAAGTCGCAGCGACATCCGTTGCTAAACTAAAAGCACCCATCTACTTTGGAAGTACAAACAAGGGGGTGTTCAACATTGGTCGCATAATGGAAAGTTATGTCAGCAACAACTGGTCGTTCACGGATACATCTCCAAGCGGTTGCGTGGATTCCTTCTCGGATTACGAGGTGGAGTTCGGGTATGAGTATTCACCATCAGCAACGGGAACAATCACGGAGTATCTTGACTTGACTTCCGCAACTGGAACTGTTTGGAATGCTGCCTTGAATCCTTTTGATTTGGTCACTTACGCACAAGCTCAATATCTTGCCACATCATCATCAGCAAAGTTCTTGACAAATGTCAGAACGAGGTCAATCCATCGCACTCAGAAGGATTGGCTCTATTGTTTGAAGGGAGATGCCACAAGCGTTTTGATTACTTACTCCGATGCTTCCACACAAACATTCTCTTTGCCATCTTCAAAGGTTGTGAGGATTCCTGTTGGTAGCCAATTGACAATACCAGGTGCAGCGACTTACTTTGATGTGGTCTTGAAACTTGGTGGAACTGAAAAATCGGAAACCTATCGCATCAACATCAAAGACGAGTGCAGTAAATACGAAACAACGGATATCTTCTTTATGAACCGACTCGGTGGATTTGATTCCTTCCGTTTCAATATGGTTAGACGAGATACATTTGAGGTTGCACGAAAGCAATTCCAATCCAATCCATACTCACTCGGTGCGACATACGGTTATGCCACAAGTGTTCGCACTCGTTCAAACTATCATACAACTGCAAGTCAGAAAGTCAAACTCACATCAAACTGGATTGATGACACCGAAAGCGTTTGGTTGCGTGATCTAATTGAGTCACCGGTGGTCTATTTGTATGACGGCACTTTGTATGCAGTCAACATTGACAATGCAACCTATGAGCAAAAGAAAGGTGTGCAGGACAAGTTGTTCAACCTTGAACTTGATGTTACCTTGTCATTCGCTGACAAATCACAACGACTATGATCAGGTTATTAGTCAATAACTCACCAGTTGACCTATCGGACAACTTTGACATTCTCATCTCCAAGTCAATTGCTGACATCAAGTCACCTGAAACAAGGTCAAGTGAGTGGACAAAGACGGTTGTGATTCCTGGTACTCGTGCAAACAACAAGTTATTCTCTCACATCTTTGAGGTTGAACAAACCATTCAAGGCACAACGCAGTTTGCACCCGATTTCAATCCGAATAAGAAAGCGGATGTCGTGGTGTTGCTTGATGAGATTGAGCAGATGCGTGGATTTATCAGGTTGATTCAAATCAATGTGCTGGATTCCACCGACATCCAATATGAATGTTCACTACACGGACAAACGGCAGATCTATTCACGACCATCGCAGACCGCAAATTGAATGTATTAGAATTTAGCGAGTACAATCACTCCTTGTCTTCAGGCAATATCTTTGATTCGTGGGATACAAGCATTGTCAAGAACGGAAGCTCACAAGCTTTTGCTTATGGTGAGGGGTATGTGTATTCAATGATTGACAAAGGTCATGTCAGAAGTATTGCATATTGGCAGTACAACGAACTCACACCTTGTCTTTATGCCAAGACCATCATTGACAAGATATTCACAAACGCTGGGTATTCATACACCAACGATTCCTTCTTTAATACTGACCGATTCAAGAGGTTGATTGTGCCACCACCAAACGGATTGATTGCATCGTCTACACAATTGACAAGCCGATTGTTTTTGGCAAGTCGGTTGACAACATCGCAATCATTGCCTTTGGGAACTACGCTGATATTCAACAACGATACAAGCGGTGGGGCTTTTGACAATGGTGCGAACTACAACCCCACTACTGGTGCTTATACTGTCCCCGTTGGTGGTACTTATTCTTTCTTCTTGGGATTGGGTATGACCTTGACACTTGATCCTTCATACCGCCCAGTATCTCAAGCGGAGATAGACATCAACATTGGAATGTATGTCGATGGAGTTTTGCAATCAACAAAGTACATTTCAGTTGATCCAACGGCAATGCCATCTTCGTTGGACTACGGGTTTACAAATGTTGCACTTTCCACCAGCGATGTTGTGACTTTTAAGTTAGCACAAGTATACGATTGGGCTGATCAGTACACATTGACAAATGCGGATTTCACATTAAATCTAACTGTCGGTTCAACGATTCAGAATGACATTACCGCTTACACCTTCCAGTATGGGGAAACCGTTGATTTCGGAATCTTCTTTAATACGGAAGTTAAGCAGAGCGAGATGCTGATGTCGTTTGTCAAGATGTTCAACTTATACATTGAACCAAGCCAAGACCAACCAAAGGTTCTGCGGATTGTTCCCCGTGATGATTTCTACAATGGTGTAAATGTGGATTGGACAAAGAAGTTGGACTACTCACAACCCGTTGAGATTATTCCAATGGGTGAGTTAGATGCGAATCCTTATGTCTTTACTTACAAACAAGGAAAGGATGATGGAAATGTAAGCTACCAGGAGAACTATCAAACCACCTACGGACAAAGAACCTATCAGGTAGACAACGATTTTGTCAAAAGTGAAAAGAAAATTGAGATTGTTTTTGTACCTACGCAAATCAGGAACTACGACATTGGACAAAAGAA